CGCAGGTTAAAGACCTCGACATGCCTTGGTATTTCGAGGAGATGCTGCCGGGGCTGGTAACGGCCAACGGCGTGCGACTCGACACGATGGAGGAGATCGCCGAAACTGGCATCGGGCCGATCGACCTCCTCGAACTCATGTGGGTAGCGATGGTCGTGAACTTCCGCCCTACCTCCACCGCCCGCGCTATGTTCGATGGGAGCGCCGGGGCGGTTCAAAGTCCGGAAAACAGGACGAACGGGAAATCGAGCTACAGAGGAGGCGCGACGAAGGATGGCCAAGCGGCCCCAATACAATAGGCGACTGGCTGATATGGCGGCCGATAATGGAGGGCAAAACGACATGGACCGAAGTCTCGCAAAATGACCTCTACTGGCTGCTAGACCTCAATGAGGCGCTCGACGTCTATCAGGATATGAACGACCTCGACGTGAGACCACCTATTTTGCCGGGATCGACTGGCGTTTCGGCGGTACGATTTAAGGGATTCTAATGGCCACAGCACTACGAGAGATTTTCCTTGCACTCGGCATCGATACGAAGGCCGCGGTGCAGGGCTTGCACGAGGCCGACAAGGCTGTCGACGCCAGCAAGAAAAACCTCAAAGAACTCGACGAGCGCAACGAAAAGCTCAAACAGGGTTTCAAGGATTTTGGCTCGAAGGTCGCTAGCGGTGCCAAGATCGCCGCCGTTGCCCTGACGGCCGCCACGACAGCGACGGCGCTGTTTTTCGACCGTTGGAGCAAGGGCGCTCAGGAGATCGAGCGAACCTCCAAATCATACGGGATAGGCACGGACGCGCTACAGGAGCTGCGGTTCGCTGCGGAAAAACTCGGAGGCGAGGGCGAGTCCATCACCGAGGTGTTTAAGGAAATGGCGATCCGCATCACCGAGGTGGCGGAGACGGGCACGGGTCCGGCCACAGATGCACTCACGTTGCTCAAGCTCAAGGCTGAGGACCTCAAAAAACTTCGGCCCGAGCAACAGTTCGAAGTTCTCGCCGATGCGATAGCAAAAGTCGGCGACGAGGGGACGCGATTTTTTATAAAGGACTCTCTGTTCGGCGAGGAGGGCGGAATCAAGATCGGCAACCTGCTTGAGCAGGGCTCGGCTGGAATTGCCAAGTTTCGCGAGGAGGCTCGTTCGCTCGGTGTAGTCCTCGACAAGGACGCGATCAAGCAGGCCAACGAGCTGCGCGGTTCGTTTTTCACGCTGCACAAAACAGGAGAGGGGCTGGTCAACCTCGTTGCAACGAGGCTCTCGCCGAAAATCAAAGACATCGCCGACAGGTTCCTAGCGTGGGCTAAGGCGAACAAAGACGTGATCGCCACGCGCGTCGAGAAGACGATCAGTATGCTGGTCGACGGAATATCGAAGCTTGCGCCACTACTGGGCGACACGCTCGACGCGTTCAATAATTTAGTCACTTCGGTCGGAGGTCTCGACAATGCCCTCTACGGCTCGGCCGCAGCGTGGGCGGCTTGGCAACTGGCCGCACTCACGGCGATTGGTCCAGTGGGTGCCGCCATTGCAGCGCTGACAACAGGGCTTGCGGTCGGTGCCGGCCTGGCAAAATATGCGCAGTCGTTCCAAGTCGAACTTCAGAACCTTCGAACTTCGGAGACTCAGCAATTCAATTCCGCTGCGAGTCTGCTGGAATCTCCATCGTCCGGCCTGCCGGGAGAGGCAGAGGCCCGCGCACGGCTTGAGCAGGAACTCATAAATTTCGGGCTATTGACGCAGCTCGACAAAGGCAAACTTCGATCGGCCCAGCTGCAGGCCGACATCGACGCTCAGCTCGCGGAGATTGGCAAGGCTGCGCTAGGGTTTGGCGAGTTCACCGATCTTGAGCCAACGAACATAACGACGACGGATTCACCCGCGTCGATGCGCCTTGGCAAGATCGCAAAGCCGGGGGACAAGGCTCCAGAGTCGCGCGTCACAGCGAAGAGCCTCCTCCTCGAAAAACAGAAGCGCGCGCGCGAGGAGCAGGACCTCCGCAACGCAATCGACGAGCTCGACCGCGTGCGCCCTGGCTCGGAGGGTGGCGCTCGCCAACTCATCGAGTCCGCCAAAGCGGAAGCGTTGCAGCGGCTGTCGAACACGAGCGACCTGTCGATCAACCAGCTCATCGCCTCGGCGGTCGGCCAGGATACCGGATTCGGAGGCGCCCAACTTCGGCCCGCTGGACTCGGCACGACAATCAACAACATCGACGCCAGCGTCACGTTCAACATGGGTGGCATCGAGGTCGCGGCGTCACTTGCTGGCTCCGTCTCGGGCAACGCTCAGGCGGCCGGCTCGACCATCGGCGAGTCAGTGGCTTCCGTGCTGCAAGGCGTCCTGAACACCGCATTCCAGGCGCAGAGAGGGCAGATCATTGGTTGACAAAAAAGAGCTTGAGGAGATGATCCTAAGGGCTGCCGCGGCTAGATTCCCGTATGGCGACACGATTAGGATTGTCACGTCTAGGGAGATTTTCAAATGCGCGGGTCCAATGACAGTGGACACGTCGAAGATTTCAGAGTCCGACGTAGACCTAGAAACCATCAAGAAGCTTCTTGTTGATGCGATAAAATCGGAGATGGTCGCCGATGGCTAATTACAATCAGTTCGCACTGTTCGCGGCAAAACGCCCGTCGATTGGCAATTTAATTATGAATTGCACAATCAGCGAGGTTCATGGCGGCGAGTATGTTATATCAGATGCGCCGATCGAGAATGGATCCACTATATCGGATCACATAATTAAACTTCCGACAACACTCAAACTCGTCGGGATATTTTCTCCTTTCCCGGACAATGGAGACGCTGAGGTTCGAAACGCAATCGCTGGCAACCCCGAAGCCAAGGCCACGTGGGCGCAGATTCGTGCGCTGGCCGATTCGCGCGTGCCGTTCGATGTCTACACCTACCTCGAACTCTACAAAAACATGGCCTTCGCATTGTTCTCGCACACCGAGGACGACACGCAAAACGGCGGAATCATTCGCCTTGAAGCGACATTGAGGCAACTCGAATTCGCCGCAACGATCAACGAGCTGAACATTGCCGACAGTGTGCTCAATAACCTCTCATCGGCTGACGACGTTGGCCTGCAAGGTACGACCGTACTATGAGCACAGTCCAGATTAACGGACCACAACGAAGCCGGTCGATCGATATTTCGTGGCGATGCGTGCTCGATTCCGTCGTGTACCGGTTTCGCCTAAAATATCGCGTGCGCTATGACTGCTGGGACATGCAGATTTCGCAGTCGGACGGCACGGTTGTGCTTGATGGCTTCCGCGTAACCGAGGGCAATGACATGCTCGCGCCCTACACCGACACGCGATTGCCAGCGGGGCAACTGATTTGCGTCGATACGCAGGGGCTAGGCACCACGCCGACACGCAACGACTGGATCGAGCGCCATGTCCTGACCTACACCAGCCCCGTCGCTGTCGACTTCGACAATGATTTACGATCTGAGCCAGCTGGGGGGCCATTTCTATAATGCAGGCCCCGCGGCGCACACTCTCGGCGAATATCTTCGCCCAAAACAACCGGATCGAAATCAACGATCCGCTGATGGACCCGCAGCTTGAAATGGACTTCGCGTGCACGATGTCCATTTCTCCTGACGCAAACACGGCCTCACTACGGATCCTGAACCTATCGAGGGCGACGCGCGAGGCAATCGCCGGCGTGGCCAAGCGCGACCTCGATGTCTCAGGGATCATCGCCGGGAACCCAGCGGAATACGGCGCGCTTGCTGGCCTCAGCGTCGTCCAGACCACGATAGTGAACCGCGGCGACTGCTACGTCGAGATCTACGGCGGCTATGCCCCGCGGCCCGTGCTGATGTTCGCGGGCTCGTGCCAATGGGCGCGGCACCATCACGACGGGCCAACGTGGGTCACAGAAATGCAGATCGGCGATGGCCTGTCCACTATGATGGAGGGCGTAACATCGAGAGCATTCCCCCCGCGCGCGACCACGTACGAAGTCGTTGAATACCTCATTGGGACCATGGCGCTGGGCCGGGGGAACCTCAGCGAGGCCACTCTTGCCGCCGCAATGGGCTCGCAAAATTCGAGCTTCCCGTTTGGATGGACCTCGTTCGGAGACGCCAAGTGGGCGCTCTCGGAGATCCTCGGCCGCACGGGCGAATGGTTCGTTGACCGTGGCGATTTTTTTGTGGTGCCCCGTGGCGAGGCGTTGCCGGATGCCCCGGTAATCCTGTCGTCCGACACCGGGATGATCCACAGCCCCGAGCCAGGAGAGGCCGGCAAGCTCCACGTGCGCAGTATCATGCGCCCCGATATTCGAATTGGACGCAAGGTTCGAGTCGTTGGCCCGCAATACGAGGGCGTCTACCGGGCCGAGGTGGTCACCCACGTCGTAAATAACCGAGGTGGATCCGCGATAACGGACGTGCTATTGTCGGTTGGACCGGGGGCATTTTGAGCGAAGCGCAACCAGACCTCAACGATGTTTTTCGCGTCGCATTTGAGCGCCTGCAAGCCGATATTCGCACGGCAACCGTCGGCACGGTAACGCGATTCACCCGCTCGCCGAATCGTGAGTGTTCCGTTCGGGTGGACATGCTGGCGCAGCTTCGGAGCGGCGACGCGGTGGAGATCCCCGAGGTCGATCGCGTGCCCATCGTGTGGCCGTTCGGCGGCGGATGGTCGGCAGACGCTGACCTTGCCATCGGCGAGCAGGTGTTGCTCCTGGTGATCGATCGAGACATTTCGAGCTGGCTCCCCGCTGGCGGCGAAGTTGAGCCGACGCGTCGCGCGCTGCACAAAATAACGAACGCCGTAGCGATTCCGGGACTGTGGTCAATCAACAACCAGAGCACACAGGCGCCAGCGCCTGGCGAGCTGCGAATTGGCGCGCATTCAAGCGCATCGCCACGCCTCACGCTGGGCACCCTGCCGGCTCCGAATGCATTAATTGAGGCGACGACAATCAAGCTTGGGGCCGGTGCGACTCCGCTGCAAGGGGCGGCGAGAGTTGGCGACGACGTCGTCCCGGATGTGACGATGGCAACGTGGATTAGTGCAGTCACTACATTCATCAATACATTAGCGTCTGGAACGCTAATACTGCCGTCAGATTTTGGGCTGATATTTTCCGGTTCAACGAAAACGAGGATCGAATGAACAGGCACCTAATTCTTGGATGGTATGAGGACCACGCGGGCGAGTGCGAGATTCCTGGGCCTCGCTCAAATTCCAAGATCATCGCATGGATTCGTGAGTTTTTCCCGCGGGCTACCGATGACTCAACCGTTGCCTGGTGTGGCATTGCGAGGCATCAGGCTGCCAAATTCAGCGAAACACCATCGCCGAAATATCCGTTTCGCGCGAAGTCGTGGCTCAACGTAGGCGAGCCAATCGACCTCGAAGACGCCATGCCGGGCGATACACTAATCTTCAAACGCGACGCCGGTGGACACGTTGGTGTCTTTGTTAGGCTCCACGAGACACAAGGATTCATCGTCGTCCTGGGCGGCAATCAAAAAAATCGAATCGGCGAGTCGGTCTACCCGATTAAAAACCTCCTAGGAATTCGCCGCGTATGAGCGTATTTCGCCTCACCGAGACATCGACGGACCTCTATCGCCCAGCGTCTGCGACATCGTTCGAGCGTGTCCGCGATGCAGTGCAGGGGGCGCAGCATCTGCGCACGAGGCTTCGATTGTTCGAGGGCGAGGTGTTCCGCGATACCAGAATCGGTATTCAGTTTTTCAGTCTCGTCACTGTCATCGGAGTGCCTCCAACGGCGATTGCGAACCACTTCGCGTCCGTTGCACTGGACACTCCGGGGATAACAGAGTGCGACATATCGTTTGAATTCGAATCCGTTCGCGGGGTTATCGAGATCACCGCTGACGCCGTATTCTTGCTGGCTGACCAGCGCACGCGCGTGCCGTTGCACGAGGTCATTCTCGTCAACTCAGGAGGGAGCATCCAAACATGAGCGGCTACATTCCACCCACATACGACGCGATTCGTGCGAGCGTTGTCGCTCGATGGAAGACGACATTTGGCGCGAACGCGGACTCGTCTAGCGACACCGTCGACGGCCTCCTGCTTGACCTTGCGTCGCTTGGCGGCCAATACATCGGCGACGAGCTCGCTGAAAATTACAACCAGGGAAAATTCGCTACATCGACAGGTCTCAACGTCGACGCGTTGCTTGCACTATTCCTGAATGAAAGACGGCAAGCCACTCCAACAACGTGCGAGGTTTGGCTCTACGGCGTCAATGGAACGTCGGTCCCTGCGCTGTCTGGAGTCGCCACGATCGACACAGGCGTCGCGCTTCGAACGTCTGGTATCGTAAACATCGCGGACGGCGTTTATTTTGTGATGACCTTCGCGGACATGTCGGTCGCCGACACAATCACGACGACGATCGGCGCCGCCGTGACGAATACGAACACGAGCGGAACCGCTGCCGTCGTGAGGGCAGCGGTTGCATTCGGCCTGCTGGGAAATGCAAACGTAGCGAACGTCTGGGCGGTGGGCACCCAGACCGACGGACGCACGATTCTACTGGTACAGAAAACCTCAACGTGGGGCGACTCAGTGTCTGGAGGCAACGCGGAGATCTACCCCGCGACACTCGGGTTCGTCGAGGCCGTGAACACTGGCCCGCAAGGCGCAGCGGCCGGCACGATCACCCGGATCACAACGCCAGTCACCGACTGGGAGGGCGTTGTAAATATCATCGACGCATCACCCGGCACTCGCACCGCTACGGACGCGGAATACAAAGAGACGCAGGTCGCTAAATTCCAGGGGCGTGGATTGTCGACTGCCCGCGCCCTTGCTGGCCAGCTCCTCTACGGCGACGAGACTCGACCGCAAATTCCAGGCGTCACGGCCGTTAGGGTTTACGAGAATAAATCAAACGAAACCGTGTCGGGCCGTCCTCCCCATTCATTCGAGGCCGTCGTCCTGGGCGGCGATCAAAACCTCATCGCCGAGAGGATCTGGCTCTGCCACCCGGTAGGGATCGAGTCGTACGGGTCGACGTCGATACTCATCACCGACGAACAGGGGCTCGTTCCGCAGCCGAGAATAATTAAATTCTCGCGACCACTCAGCCGCTACGCATGGGCGAGGATCTCCATCACTCCAGGCGAAGGGTTCCCATCGCTGCCACTCACCGATATCCAAGCGCTCATTTCAGGAGCGTTGGAGGCATGGGGCGACGCGCTAGGCATCGGCGGTGACATTTACGTCGCGCAGGTGTCCGGAGTCATCACAAACAACCTGGCGGGCTGCGCAGACGTGCAGGTCGAACTCGCAGTCACGCCCACCGACGTTGGGCCACCGACCTACGGATTCACGAGCATCACGATCGGCGAGGTCGAAATCAGTGAGTGGTCTGCGACTCGCGTGGAGGTCTACCTCGTATGACTTGGGGGATGGGCTGGGGCGGGTACTGGGGAGGTGGTCCATCGATCGCCCCGTTCGATTTTAAGGCGCTCTTCGATTCGAAGCGCTGGAAACAACTCGACTTCGCCGAGAACTACGAGAAAATCATCCAGTTCATGGCGGACACGTTCGCGGAATGGGATGGGTGGATCGTCGCCGAAACCATTCGCGTGGGCGTCGATGCGGCCGTTGGGGACGAGATCGACGACTGGGGCGCCATGGTCGGAATCCGGCGAAACGGAATGGGCGACACGACCTACAGGCGCGCCGTCAAAGCGAAGGCCCGCGCGAATCTTGGCCAAGGCGACATCCAAACAATCTACGACATTGTGGCGATTTTCAGCGATGGTAACGCCAAGGCGACCGTGTTGGAGTCATTCCCGGCGAATTATATCGTCTGGCTTCACGGACTCACGCTGATCGAACAGCAACAGGTTGGCGCATTGTTCGAAGGTGTGCCAGGATTAGGCATCGGGGCCTACATCATCATCGTTGACCCCGATGGAGTTTTTGCATGGGCCGGAGCAAGCACGCCAACAGTCGCAAAACATTGGTCTGGAGCCTCTGCGCCAGCGTCGGAATCAGCTGGCTTTGCTGGGGGTGTGACACTTTAGAGGACGAGCATATGGCAACGAAACCAGTCGTAACAGTTCCGCTCTGGGCGAGCAACACTAATCAGGCTGGCGGGCCATACCCTGGCACCGCCGCAAAATGGGACAGCACTCCATTTGCTGCCGATGGCCACTACGAGGGGAATAGCTACCCAACCGACAATCGCACGCAAAACGATTGGCAAAATAAAACCTCGCAATGGATCAAAAATTGGGTCGAGCAAGGATCGTCGCTAGGGGCCGCTGACGCTCACATTGTCGAGTGCGACGCGAATGGAAAGTCTGCCGTGCGCCGGCTCGAAGTCCTAGGCAACGCGGCGGTCGCCGGGAACTCGCTGACGGTCACTCGTGGACAGGCTGGCTCGTATGCCGCAGAAGTGACGACTACAGGGATTTCGACGATCCTATTTGGTGGCGACGGCTACGCCATGCAGCTCACCTCTAACGCAGGCGGTGTGGCCATTGGAGCCACTGGCGACACGATTCCACTGACACTATTTCCGCAAGCAACTCGGCCGACAACCTTCGCCGGAAACGATGGGGGGATCTACATTGAGAAGGTGGCCATCTCCGGCGACGATGCGTTTGCGCTGCGAGTTGTCGCAAACGGCCAGCGAATGAGCGTCCCACTCTACCGCGACCAGCACGTCCACGCGTTCGAGCATGACGGCGGCTCTGATACCCCGTTTAGCACTGGAGCTGGATCAGACGTTAGTATTATTCAAAGCCCGATGATTTTTTATCAGGGGGTTGCGCCGCTCGATGCAAACGTGCCGATGATTTACGACATTTCGTTCGAGGCGCAGGTCGTTGGGTTCGCGGCGACGACGATCGGGATTATCTTCAAAAATAATGCTACGACGATCAACACCTTTCAGATTCAGATAAACAATACCGGAGGGTTTCAGCCGGTGTTCTTGCGGGGAATCTACGCCTCCGGAGCGTCTTCGCTTGCCGGGAACTCGTTTGACGTTCGTGCGTACAAAATAACAGACGTCGGAGGTGCAAACGTCGTCATCCGCAACGCCATAACCACCATCCGCGGCGCACGATAAAATGAAACAGGCCGTCGAATACTCGCCAGAATTTCGCCAGCTCATGCGCAAGGCCGAGGTGTCGATGTCGCATTTGCAGCCGCGAAACTCTGCGAGTGTGGCGACGACGATGGCATCGGATACGGTCGACACGATTCGCGGACTCGCTGAGGCATACGGAGTCCCTGCCGGCCACATGATTCGCGCGGCGATTGTCATTGGCCTTGAGGAGCTGCTAGGCTGCGCCAAGGAGCTCAAGCATGGCCCGTGAGAAACTCCCGCAGGAATACGAGGCGCCGCTAGATCTCGAATCCCTGGCCAACGAGGCGCGCTCTGGAGAGATGCCCATCGGTCGCGCGCTGGCGATGCTCCATCGGTCCACGGCGCTCACCGATGAGCTGATTGACGCGGTATGCATCGACGCTCAAAACGGCTACGAGTGGCCGGCAATTGCGGCGCGTGTTGGGGTCTCAAAAAACACCCTGGCGAACTGGCTGCGACGCGGCGAGGATCGTCGCAATGCAATCGACGACTGGGCCGATCGAAGGCGCGACCTCCCGTCCGATATGCCGGACGAAGAGGTCATCGACACCATTGGTGAGCCGCCCGTCGAGGATGATCTGCTCCTGTTTTACGATCGTGTTTCGCGTGCGTTCGCGAATGGCGAGTGTCGAATCATCGACGTCATCCGCGAAGACGCGCTCGTCGCCGGCAACGTGAGCTCGGCAAAGTGGCTGCTAACGGCTCGGTACCCGAATTGGCGACCTGCCGGCAAGGGTCCGCAGCGGTCCGCTGAAACGGATAACTCCGACGTTGACGTGATCGAGGCCATCGAGAAAAAACTGAACGCCATGGCGGAGAGGAAGCTCGCGCTTGCTGGCGATTGAGCGACTCATTGAGCTTGAACCGCAGGCGCGAATGCGTCTGATTCGTGCGCTGACGCCAGTCGATCGCATTCGTTTTCTACACGACTGGCGCGTGTGGGGCCGGCCAAAACAGCAATGGGAGCCCGACACTCGCTACACGTTCGTCACGAGCGGGCGAGGCTGGGGCAAGACTCGCATGGGCGCGGAGAACTGCCACAAAATGGCAGGCCCGAATATCGAGGATTGCGGCGGCGTGATTGGCATTGCAGGCCGAACGCACACCGACGTGATGAAGGACCTTATCGAATCCCCGAGCGGAGTGCTTGCAACTCAGAAGCCGTGGAACCGCTGCAAAGTATTCAAGGACGCTATTGTATGGGATAGCGGAGCCGTCGGCTATTTAATGTCCGGCGATACGCCGGCGAAGTTTCGCGGAAAAAATACCGGATTTCTCTGGTGCGACGAGTTCGCACACTGGCAATACCCTCAAAAGTGTTACGACGCCTTCGAGTTCGACGTTCGAAACGGTAATCGTCCGTCGATATTTATAACCTCGACACCACTCCCGATCCCCATCGTTTCGCAAATTTGGAACGATCCGGAGACGAAGCGAATCAACGGCCACACGAAGGAAAACGCGCTCAATCTACCGGTGTCGACGCTTGCTGGGTGGATCAAGAAATACGAAGGATCCGACCTCGGCGATCAAGAGCTTCGAGGACTCATTCTCGACGCAAACAAAAACGCCCCGTTTTCGCAGGAAAACATCCGTCGCATCGAGGTCGACCAGATGCCGTCAATCGCCCGCACGATCCTGATGATCGACCCTGCTGGCGGATCGAGGAAGAAGAACGACGAGACTGGCATGGTCGTTTGTGCCGCCGACGACCATGGTCGAACGTACGTTTTGGAGGACTACAGCGAGCGCATGGGCGCCGAGGAGTGGTCGCGCAAGGCGATCTACTATGCAAGACTGCACTCGGTCGACGCGATCGGCGGCGAGACGAATTTCGGCGGCGACATGGTCATGACGGTGATCCGCCTTCACCCGGATTGGCCTCGACTGCGCGACGAGGAGCAAGTCGAGCTGCGCGAGGTGACTGCCGGCAAATCAAAGGGCGACCGGGCGATTCCGGTCAACGCGATGTACCAGCAAGGGCGAATTTTCCACGTGGGCGACCCGAGAAAATTCGACAGGCTCGAATTTCAAATGACACACTTCGACACCACGCTTGGCCGCGACAAACAGGCGTCGCCTGACCGCATGGACGCGCTCGTGCACGGCGTGATGGCGTTGCACCCCGACACCGAGGGCCTGCCGGCTTCGAGCGCCTACAGCAGCAATGTCGTCCTTGATTGGCAAAAAATGCTAGGATCAAATCGATGAATATTTTTCGACGATTTTTCAGCCGATCCGACGCGTCACAACCATCGGCGAGAGCGCTCCCCCCTGCGCAGCCGAGGATCGACGCGTTCGAGAACTGCGAGACTGGACTCGGCATGAAACGCTCGACGCAGTTTGTCGGGCAGCCGAACAAGACCTACAACGAAGCCGATGCCGCCTACGCGTTCTCGGGCCTACTTGCGCGGGCTATCGACGTTTTGCCGAACGCCTGTTTCTCGAAGGGGTTTGGAGTCAACGAGATTTCTGGCGATGATATTACTGACCTTGAGTCCGCTTTGACGGACTTGGATGCGTTTCGAAAAATGGCCGAAGCGTTTCGCCTCGCGCGTCAATACGGCGGGGCGATCGTCTACATGGTGGTCAACGACGGCAAGGATTCGAGGGAGCCAGTCGACCTCAATCGTATTGCCAGCGTCTCTAGCCTGCTGGCATTCGATTCGACAGAGGTGACGATCGCTCTCTACGGTACAACGATCGGCAGTGACTGGTTTGGAATGCCGGAGGTTTATCAGATTTCGCCGGGTTACGGAGAGATGTTTTACGCTCATGCGTCTCGATGCTTGCACTTCGATGCGATTCAGGTTGGACGCTCGCAAAAGCGGAGAATGTATTGCAACCGAGGATTTTCGCCCTCGTTCATTGATCGAATTTGGACATCGTTCGAAGCGTACGGAGCGACGAATCAATACTTCGCAAAAACCGTCGAGAAGCTCACACAAGGCGTTCTGAAGCTGAATAGACTCAATGAGTCTATGGATGGAGGAAACGCGCGTACAATTATGAATCGCCTGCAAGTCCTACTCGCCACGATGTCAAGCATAGGAGACATCGTCGTCGACAAAGACGAGGAATATTCCATCACCTCGCGCAACGTAACGGGGTTCTCCGACGCGTCGCAAGTGTTCGTCGACTGGCTCGTTGCCGATTCAGGCGTGCCGCGGTCGATACTCATGGGGCAGACGGCGGGAGGCATTGCCGACGGGAACAACGATGGCGATTGGAAATCGTTCGCCATGAGCGTTGGAGCGGAGCAAATCAACCGGCTTGAACCGCTAGCGTCGAAGCTCATTAAATACATTTTGGCATCAACGATGTCACCGGTCGCCGACCCACCTAGGCGATTTACTGTATTGTGGCCGCCGATTCTCCAAATGAGCGAAAAGGAGAAGGCCGAGATTTACTCGCTGCGCGCTACGGGTAGAGCGTCCGATATTCTTGCCAGCGTCATCTCTCCTGTCGAGGCCCGCAAGTCGGACGACGTGATCGAGACCTACCACCTCGACGCTGGCGACGATGCGCCCATCCCTGAGCCGGAGGAGGACGATGGCGACGAGTAGCGTGCCCTTGACGGCTTCTCCACGAGCCGATGACAGGCTCATCGCGCTGAATCGGTCGGTCGTGCGCAAGCTCGCGTCGTACAATGCCGAGGTTTTGCGCGAGTTCGGCAAGCTGTCGCGGACAGCGAGGACCGACGCAACGGCGACGCAAAGCCTTGTCGATCGGCTCGTGAAAAAATACGGCATTTGGTTCGCCGCGAATGAGGACGTTGCGAGGCGGACGATCGAGGCGGTAAGCATCGCAGCGCAAGCCGGCAATATGCTCCGGTTCAATGCTAACATCGAGAAAAAATTAAACTCGATGGGCAGGTCGGAGCTCGTGAAATCCTTCGCAATCGAGCGCGAGGAGGGCATCCCGAAGCTGATTTCGCGGCAATGGAAAACGCAGCAACTCGCGCTTATCCGCAAGGACGGCTCGCCAGGGGCATTCGATACGCCGTCAATACCCAAGGAACACTTCGAGCGCCTTGAAGCGATTGTCCAGGATGCCGTTCACTCTGGTCTGCGACGGGAGGAGTTGCAAGCCAAGCTCGCGCAGCTCGACGGAGTTTCGGCTCGACGCGCCGAAGTCATCGCCCGCGACCAAGTCGGAAAATACAACTCGAAAATGAACGAGTCGAGGACCAAGCACCTCGGCATTACGCATTATTTTTGGCGCTCGGTCGGCGATGAATCGGTTCGGCCGGAACACAAGGCGCGCAACGGCAAGCGCTTCGCCTATGCAGACCCACCTAGCGACGGGCCGCCCGGGCAGCCCATCCAGTGCCGATGCTATGCAGATCCAGATCTGGATGCCGCGATCGCGGCGAGGAGCAAGAAACGATGAAGGCAAAACTAATCGAGGGAAGGGACGCGATCATGGACATACCAGATCCGCTATTGCGGAAATTACTGGCCGAGGCCACCAAGACCGGCAAGAATCAGACTCGAATCATCCTCGCAGTGATGATCGGCCTTGCTGGCGGCGGAAGTGGGTGGATGGCCACCGCCGAAGAGAAGATCGACGCGGCGCGGTCAGTGGCCGCAGATCGTGCCGCAATCGAGGTGCGACGTGAAGAGAGACTTCTGGCGCAGGAAACGAAATTAATATCGACTTCGGAGCGTCTGGAGGATATTGCCGTGTATTTAGTGCAGCAAGGGCGCTACGTGGAGGACATGGTGCGGGCCGTGTCTCCACGCGGGGCCAAGCTGCCCCCGAGGCCGGCAGGTCTGGACGCGATCGAACGGGACATCCAAACTGGGGCCAGGCGTGGGACGCGCTGAAATATCCGTGATAAATTACAGTCATGCGCCTCACCATCATGACTGGACTCCTGACCCTCTCTGCATGCTCCTGTGCCTCGATACGCCATTCTGTGCCGCCATGTGACGGGATGAGGACGATCGACCGATTCGCCGACCCGTGTGGATACGCCGATGCCATCGGCGCGTGCTACGGCGTTCCAGAGCCCGAGCGAGCTCGAATTCGATCGCGCTGCGAATCCGAAATAGACCGAGCCGACCCGAGGTTAAATGCGACGCCCCCGGATGGCGCCAAAATTGAGGCGCAACCCAAATAGGTGCCGTTCGGTGGGCACCTTCGAGCGTGGACGATGCAGCCGATGGATCGCACACTAAACACGTGCTGAACCTCACACTCGCAGAACTCTCATCAGTCACCGCTCGAATCATGCTCCGCGCATTCGAGCGCCACGGACTCACGCTCGCAGCTCAAGCGACGCTGCGCGGCACAAAACTCGAAATCTCGCTAGCTGGGCACGGCCAGTGCCACGAGTCGACGATCTCCATCCTAGACTCGGACACGATACCGCGAGGCCGTTTGGCGGCGTACCTCGATGCGAGGTTTGACATCCTGGCCCGCAAATTCGACGCTGTGCGTCGCGCGGTCAACTAGCCGTTTGGCCACTTGCTGGCTTGACCGGTCGCTGTGGAGTTCGACTGTGTAGGTGATTGCCAAGTGGTAGCGGTCAGAGTACCAGCGAATCATCGGCGACGGCCTGCCTGACACCTGGTGGACCATGCGGATGGTACCGGCCTCGTGACAGCAAACGCGGATGAATTTGCGAGCATCGAGAATGGATTCGTCGTATCCACCAGCGCCACCCGTGGCGTACGAACCGGTGTCTATGCGCTCAAGGTAGAGCGTAAATTCTGGCCACTTCACGGCCATCTCTGCCAGGTGCCTCAGCCCGAGGCATCGTGTTGCGATTCGCTCGCCGGGGCTGATGTGGTAGATGTGTCCTCCTGATTTCGGCGAGAGCGAGACTTCGTGGATGGGTGCGGCGTTGAGCATGTCAAAAAAAATCCCATTAGAATCATGAACATAGCCTGCAAAGTGGTCATACCTTGCTCAGCACCTCGATGGTTGACTTGATGATTTCGTCCTTGCCGAATAGGAGCCACGGCTTGTAATTCTTCCACATCGACTTTGCGACGTTCTCCGGGATGTCGGACACGTCGAACCCTAGAGATCGGTTCGCGCGAATCGTCTCGGCGTAGGCTTGCATCTCCAGGACCCACCGCCCGCGCGGCGTTGCGTAGCGGCGCAGGAACTTCGCTGGGCCCATAGCGAGCTGCTGGCGGACATGCACGAGCTCGTGGGCTAGCGTGAGAGCCTGGCTTGCTTCAGGGCGCGAGTCCCAGTCGTGCGAGAGCCAGATGATACGAGCGGCGGGCACGGTTGTGGTCAAGCTCGACTTGGGAGACGATTTTTTCTTGATCATGAGCTGGTAGTCGTGGCCTATGATCGCATTGCGAGACATGATCAGCAGGCCGCTGGCGCTCATTTTCTCTCCGATGATCGGGTTGTGGTACTTGGTTGACAGTGCTTCGGTTTTGTTTTTGCTTGTGAATTTCATGTCGATTGCTCCCAGCCATCACTTGTGATTCGAATGGCAACTTTCTTCATACGAATCACATCTAACGGTTTTGAATCTGTGTATTTCAAATAAGTATCAGCCCAAACTTGCAACGCAAGCTCAGCTCCGTCGGCGGCCTCAATGGTTCCTTCGCTACCATCAGGCAGCTCACCATAGAGCTTATCGTCCATCTGATCGCAAAGGCTTTCGATCGATGGAAGCATCGCGGAAATCGGCATCAGCTTTGACATCCACACATCGACCTCTACAACTTCACCGATCTCTGGCTCGGTGCGGCCTGTTCGTGGGTCAATTCAATCGCCATTTTACACCTCAATGATATTGACGATACCCGCATCTAACGACTGGATAAGAAACACTTGTGGCATCTCGCCAAATACGGCGACGTGGATTTCAAAGGGCCCTGCGTTACCTGTGAGCACCTGACTGGATACGCGCCTTCCATCGCCAGCGTTTTCAAGCCAGTACTTGACGGCTCCCTCATACGAGAGCGCACGGCACTCCCAACCGTCTTCAAATCCCCTCTCCAGTGTTCCAGGTTGGTGAATACGGAAGGTCGTAAGTGCTGACTCTTCGGCGGCCGTGATTTTGTTTTTGGTGGTCATATACTCGGCAACTCCTCAAGTTCTTTGCGGGTCATTTCGATGATTTTGAGCGTCACCTCGTCGCCTACCTTCGCATTTTCAGCCCACGACTGAAGCGTCTGCGCAAGTAAGGTGCCGTCGCTAACCTCAACCGGGCACGAATGCTCACCGTCGGTCATTTCGGGCGGGAATCGAATGCAGCGAACAATCTTGCTGGCGTCCTCTCCGGTGTACTCCCATCGCTGCGTTTGGCGTGGCTCATGACTTGGAAGTCTTGCGAATCGATGCAACTGGCAGGGCCGAGGCTCATTGCCGTCGTCGACCGATTCCCAGCATTGCGGGCATTGTGTTTTAGTGGTCATCCCAAAGCCCCCACCTTCTTCACCGCATCGTACTGTCCAATCGCCCAAACTATCGCGTGGCAGCACCAAAGGAAATGAAACGAATGTGTCGAAAATCCCCATTCGTGCATATCGCTATCAAAAAAAGGCTCGCCATCGACCTCGAAGCTGCGCAGCAACTCAAATGCTTCGTCGATGGAGGTGGCGCATTCAAGAATCTCATCATTAATCCGTTCACCGATTTCACCGCGCTGTTCGGCGGTCAGTGTATATCGCCTGCTGCGAAGCTCGCTCCAGCAATACTCAGCCAGCGCCTCCTCGTCCAGCGCCGTGCAGCCGCCTTTGGCGATTGCGGTAAGCTTTCCCGCCCAGTAATCAGGATTGATGCTGTCATGTCTTGACTTGCGAAACCACTCAATCATGTCAGTCTCTCGGCGGAAAACAAAGTCGGACATGTCGCCGGAGATCGAGAGATGTCCGGGCCAGGTAACGATGTCGAACCCGTAGCTTGATCCATCGCCAGCACGTCGACAGCGCAAATGCTTGTGCATGGGTGCGTCAAGGATGACCTCCATCGTGTGCGTTGCGGTGTTTTGGTTGAATCGCTGCAAGGCGCGTTCTCTGCTGGTTTGTTTGGTCATACCAAAGCCTCCCGTTCTCGTACAGTTTCAAAGTAAAATTTAACCGGCATCTCCGTCTCCACAACGAGCCCGTATGCAATGCACAGTCGGTATGTGCTCAATCTTTGAAGGCCAGTCACATGTCCCGCAAGCCAATCGCGCCAGTGCTCAAGCGACATCCGGCTTTTTGATCGATTGCACGGTGGGCACGCTGGCGTGAGATTCTCGGCGGCATGGCGACAAGCTAACTCCATTTTTCCCTTTTCCCTCAACACGGGCTCAATGTGATCGACATGCCACGTCTTTCCGAGCGGGCGACCGCAGTATGTGCAGCGACCGTCGTACATGTTAAAAATCGCTTTGCGGTCAACCTTCATACCAAAGCCTCCCACTCTTTGATAGCCGCTTCGAGCTTGGCCAGCAGCCTATTCATTCGCCTCTCACTCTTAGGCGGCGAGGAGAATGTCCTAATTCTTAAAACCAGCCTCGCGGTCCCGATAAGTTCCTTGGCGCCCCACGCGGTGAACAATCTGCCATCTCGCCCCATCCATTCGAGCTCGCCCATTATCCTGGATATTTTCCGATAAAGCTTGCGGCGGGATGGGGGCTTGATTGATGGGCGATAGTCGTCGGAGCTACCGCTAACAACACTGCATTCCATCGGCATACCGATGGCAAAATCGTCCGTGTATTCGTGATTTGCGACGGCAATGCCGGCTAGTGTCGATCCGGACCTTAGGGCGGCCCACGCTGCGTCCTTCACCGCTTCGCCATCCTCAGAGTCACCGAAAAACTCGAAATGAAAAATCGACTCGGATTGCGCGTGGATGTTGACTTCAATCACTGCTGACTTCTTGCTCATGCCTCACCTCGCAAAATCTTTGACATCTTCGAAATGAAAGAAGGTGGTGGGCACGCCGGACCTCCAGCGGAAAGCGATGCTTCTAGCAAAGCGTCGATCGCCTTGAGCTTCGCTTCGGCTGCATTGTTTTTTTCGTCGATAGCTTTGAGCAGAGATGCGCTCAAATCGAGCTCACGAGCGTTGGCCTCAGGCGTGAATGCTCCTTCGCGAACACTGTTGGACACATGGGTGATTCGAATGATGATGTTTTTTAATGTTGCGCTCATGATTCGCCTCGCAAAATCTCCAGCACGCGGTTTGCGGTGAATTGGGACCCCTTCATCGTCTGATTGCAGTCCAGAACTGCGGAGCAGTATTCCTCAATCGCTTTAAGCTCCGCTTCAGCCTCTTCGGCGCGGACTTGCCATTCACTCGCCCCAAACCCAGTAGCCGGCACAAATTCGCCGGCGGCGTTGATGTTTTCGCCGGGGATAAATGCCATCGCAACCGTCCCCTCATCGAAGTCCTGCACAATGCACCCGGTGCGCGAGTTCATGCAATTAAACCATTGACGGGCTAGTTCGCCGTATTGAATCTTTTGAAATGATGCCTTCATATTTCTCCTGTAAAAACCCCGCCGAGCACGATGCCCGACGGGGCAGCCGACTAACCCCGCCATCTGCTTTTGCGCGTTGCTGAGCGCTGGGAGCTGGCGGAATGCCTCCCATCTCGACCCGCCGCGCGCGGGCCAATGGTGCAACGTCAGGGAATCGAACCCGGGTGAACCGTTCGTTGCTATTCTACGACTCCCTCAGCCTCGTCACGAAAAAAATCAGTGTCTTCGTTGACCTCAGGAGCCTGCTCAGGTTGGGGAGACACGAGCGCTTGCAGCTTCGATGGCTGGCGCTCAACGAGCGGGAATGCAGCATCCTCGCGCTCGAACATTTTCTGCACATCTGTCGACGATGGCAAGTATTTTGCGAGTCGGCGAATCGCGGATTTCTTGCACATCTCCTCGAACCAGTCGCCCCAAATCGACGACTTGCCTTTGGCCGCTGCGTCCTTGTAGCCCTTGCTGGCGTCCCGAATCTTAAGGATGTCGTCCATATGCAACACCTCGAACTGCTCGGTGCCGTCCTTGAGAGTCGCTCGTGCGTAGGCGAAGATCACTGGGCCGCGAGCTTGCAGCATCTGTGGACGATGCACGAGCTTTGGCGTTGAGCCGAGCTCAAACTCCCACTCGTCGCCCTCATGGACACACGCCGGGAAGATCGTCTTGATCTCTCCGCTCTGGCGGAGCTTTTTCAGTACGCCGGCAACCATCGGCATGTATTGGACTTTGGAGACCCATTGCCCATCGACCTTCGTGTTGAAAATCACCAGCGCCGCCTCGTGGCCGTTCGGCAGGAGCCCATCGGCCGCGGCATTGATGCACGCCAACATCAGCGATGCACGGTCGGCCTGCAAGAGTTTAGAGTCCTTGCTGCACGCTGCAATCAACGTGTTCTTGAACTCGTCAAACGTGATGGTCGATGGCAGCGAGAAATTATCGCGCCGGCTGTCGAGCTGCGCGGTCAAGACGTGGATGGGCTTTGCTGGTTGTTGTTGCGTTGCGATTTCGGCGCTCATGCTACGAATCCCATTACTGGCTGAAGTGAAAATGTTTCAAACCCACCGTGCTGATCGATGATAACTCGAAACCCCTTCTCAACCCATTCAACCTTTAGCTGAACTGCTTCTCCTATGTGCTCATCAGGATGAATCTCGGCGACTTTTTTCTTGACTGCTTCGATGTCCCCCGCAAGGATAAGCTCGACAAGTCGCTTATCGAATAACATGAACTCTTTGTTGTCAGCCCATGTCGACCATCCTGCACCATAGCCAGGAGAGTATATGAACGCAACCTTGCCATCATCTCGCACGTATCGTTCTATTTCTGTGCTCATAGGTCATTAATCTCCATTTCCCACGGTGCCCATTCATCGCCACCAGCGTAACGCCGAAGCGCCTCTCGATTCTGTTCCTCGGCGGCGTCGAGGTCAATCTCGGGCACGCGATACACCGCGGCCGTTCGATACGTTTTGCCGACGGCGAGCATCACTTGCTCAGTATCGATGCCGAGAATAGCACGTAGCCCCGTGCGGTACCAGGCCATGCGGCGAATGTAGTTCAGTTTTTTTGCGTGGTACCGAAACTCATATGGGGACGGGTCCTCGCACGTTTTCAGGTCCTCATTGATTACGGTGCCATCCGCGTGAATCAACAACGCATCCGGTCGAATGCGGCACTCGATGCCAGTTTCCTCGTCGGTCCAGAAAAACGACCCCTCGCAGCACACGACGTCGAACGCGGCGCGATAAATCTTCACCACCGGCACCGTGTCGAGCGTGTCGATAATGCTGCGCATGGTATCTATCATGTCCGGATGGACGATGAGTTTACCCTCGTTGGCCAGCAAAAACTGTCCGTACGCCTTCGTATTCGACGCGATGCACCGGCCATTGATGTCGACTGGACGAACCGCCACGTTGTCCAGCAAATGCGGTTCTAGCCATGCCGTGTGCGCCAGCGTGCCCATCGTGAGCGCGTCCGATGCTTCGAGCTTCGCTGCGCGCATGAGCTTCGATGGTGTTGGATTCGCCTCGGTACCCATCGCAAGCAGTTGCGAAAACGAGAGCGCCGGGTGGGCGTGGTAGTCCTCAGATGCGAGGCGTTGGTTTGCTGCGTTGATTTTATCGCGCATCGGAAATCCTCCCATCGTGCATCACGATCGTGCACTCGTCGCCCACGCTGACGCGCTCCATGATGACTTGGAGGTCGTTTGCGACGCAAAATTCGGCGACAGCTTCGAGGGAGTCTTCGTCGAGGAGCGAGCCCTCGCGGACCAGGACGGTGCGCAGCTGCGGGGCCAGTGCCGACGCAACTGCCAGAGACACGCGGAGTTGCTCCGCGCTCGATGCTTGGGCGAGCGGCACACCGCCAAACGTGAGACCGTCTGCGCCGAACGAGAGGCCCTCGACGGGCATCTGAGCGGATGCGACCTTGGCCCGGTATTCCTCGCGTTTCGCTTTGACGAGCGCGTCGAGATTGTCCGCTTCGCTCCATGCGGCGCGGCGCTTCTCGACCAGAGCCGCTCGTTTTTTGGCCGCTTCGTGCCGGGCATTGTGGGCTGATGCCCCCGCGAGTCGCTCCGTTATGCCGGACGTGTCACCTGCAGGCAGCTCCGATGCGTGCCGAGTAGCCTGAAACGCAATCTCGACCGCCTTCTCAGCATCGGCGATCGACTTGGCCAGCGCGGCGCGGGCGGCCTCGACCTTGCTCTCGGCTCGGTCGGCGTCCTGCCGGGCGCGCTCAGCCTCGGACTCGGCGCGTCGCTTGGCGTCCGTTTTTTTGGTCTCCGCGGCGAGCTCTGCCGCGAGCGCGGCGGTGTCGACTGGCTCGGCTGGGGCATCCTCATCGACTGGAGTTGCGGCGATTTGGGCGTCGAGACTGTCGACGACCTTCTTTGCCTGCTTACGGTCCTCCATCGCCTGTTTGCCCTCAGCTTCGATCTGCGAAGCGTCGCAGCCGGTGAGTTCGCGGATCGTCTGTTGTTGCGACTTCGCATCCTGGCGCATGAATGCGAGTGGGTCCATGGCGAGGCTGCCCGCCATAGCGGACAGAAGCGCTTGCGGGCTCGTGAGTTTAGCGAGCTTGCCGTCGACATCTTTGCCGACCGTGACACCGCCTTTGAGGTCACATCGAATCACGTGCCCAGAATCGAGAGTGATCTTGATTTCGCCCTCGTCCGCGCCGTCGCGGAGTGCCCGAGCCGGCAGGGCACGCTTGCCGCCAAATGCAGCTTCAACGGCATCGAGCAGGCTTGATTTTCCGTTTCCGTTTTTGCCTCCCACAACGAACAGGTGGACACCTGGCGACACGTCGAGCCTGCGGATTCGTTTGAAATTTTCGATTTGGATGCTAGAGATTTTCATTGAAATGCCTCGATCTGTGCTCGATAAATAGCCTTGTCGAGCTCGCTGAGATTATTGTCGTCGGCTAATTTTTGACCTTCTGGCCCGAGCCACTGGGCAATAGTCATTGATGTGCATCCGATAGTAATAACGTCCCCATAGATGCTGATGTCGTATCTGCCGGAGCCGTAGCCGTCGCCGGAGCCGTCGCCGGAGCCGTAGCCGGAGCCGTCGCCGTAGCCGTCGCCGTAGCCGGAGCCGGAGCCGGAGCCGTAGCCGGAGCCGTCGCCGTAGCCGTCGCCGTAGCCGGAGCCGGAGCCGGAGCCGTAGCCGGAGCCGTAGCCGTCGCCGTCGCCGTCGCCGTAGCCGTCGCCGGAGCCGTCGCCGTCGCCGTCGCCGTAGCCGTCGCCGGAGCCGTCGCCGGAGCCGTAGCCGGAGCCGTCGCCGTAGCCGTCGCCGTAGCCGGAGCCGGAGTGCTCACGCACGGCGCCACACTCCTATAGCTGCTAGCGATTCCTCCGCATCTGGAGACAGCGCGTAACACTCACGAGCATCGCTGACTACTCCGCACGAGGTCGGCGGCGAGATGCGGCCCGATGAGATGCCGATCGATGCGATCGTAACTGTGTCTAGCGCCCCTTGCCACGACCAAATTCGCTGGCAGTCAGTGAGTTCGGCGCCAAATGATGACCAGCTCTTTAGCGTGCCAATATGCACGCCTGATGCTGAGGATCGCATGATGACTCGTTTTGCAATTAGCGGGTGTTCCATTTTATTCTTCTTTCTCGTATTTAGTGCGGTTGTACAGGTCGCCGACGATTTTGAGGCCGTCGAGCGTGAATCCAGACAACGCGAGTTTGTTAGCCGATGGATGTGCTCCCAGCAGGATGCACGACCGCACCTCGTTGCGGGCTTCGTGCGTAGAGCGAGCGATGTCGATGGCTTCGGGGATCGTCTCGGACTCGGACCACGAGTCGCCGATTGTGACCTGCCAGTAGCCGTCGGCGGTGTATTCGAGCGTGCCGTCGTCCTCGTCGAATGACGCGATTTGCTCCGCGAGCGCCAGTAGTTTGTTCGCCGCGGCGTGCAGCGCCCTCACGTGGTCCATATCGTTCCATTTTTCTGGACCTCGCACGAATGTCGACGTTTCGATCTCGACTGCCATCGAAGTGGTCTATACCGCGGCGGCAGTACGCAGCGCAAGTGCTGGCGCACAATACGGCATGGTCGACGCGTCACAACCATCGGTGCGAAATAGAATGCGCGTGACCGATACATCTATGCAGTGCTAGAGATCGTTCCGTGGCGACAAAATCGAACACACATCAACGCATCAAAGATTCGCTCGCAGGCCCGAACGGTGAGCAAAAAGCGATCAAGCTCTCGGCCGCGGCCGAAGTCTCGATGTCGGTCGGACGCAAAGTCATCGCGGGCGAGCCCATCGGTATCACGACGGCAACGCGCATCGTCGCGTGGATGACCGCTCAGGGCCTCAGCCCCACCGACAGCGATCTCGCTCAGCTCATGCGGGGGAAATTCGGATGATTCACTTGGCCATCATTGCTGGCGTCCTGGCGCTCGTCGCCATTGGATTCATAATCGAGGCGCGACGACGATTCGCACGGTCTCTCGATGGGTTTCGCGGATGCCGAATCGATAGCGATGGAACACGGAGGTGCAGACTATGAGAGTAAAAATAAAAAACATCTCGCACCCGTCGATGATCGATAGGCTCAAGATCTGGATGGCATTCAAGGTCAATATTCTATACTGCAGATTGCTAAACTTCTTTGATATATGACCATCACTCCGCGCCAGTTGTCAAAAAAGGAATATAAAATGAGATTCGCCAAGCATATGCATATGGTTACAGACCTTTGCATCGAAACATGCAATGATCTGGCTGATAAATCTCTGAGCGATGGCCTGGCAACCGATGATCCTGAGGAGGACGCGGAAGCCATGGATGTTCCAGGTGCGCATAAATAACATGATCACCCTGCGCCAAGACCAAGTCGAGTTCGTTGCTGCGATTCGCAACGCGTACAAGCGCGGCGCGAAGTCGGTTCTTGGCTGCGCTCCTACCGGCATGGGCAAGACGGTGATTTCTGCGTACATCGTGCAGGCATACGCAGCGGCAGGGAAACGGCTTCTATTCACAGTGCATCGAACAGAGCTGATTCACCAGACTAGCGATACGTTCACTAAATTTGGAATCAGCCACGGATTCGTCAAGGCCGGCATGGTCTACGACAGGGACCAGCTCGTGCACATCGCATCGATCGACACGCTGCGCCGGCGCCTCGAAAAAATACCGGCGCCCGACCTACTCGTCGTCGACGAATGTCACATGGCGAAGGCCGCGAGTTGGCAGCGAGTGATTGAGTGCTGCCAGGCCAATGGGGCCCGTGTTCTGGGGAATTCCGGGAGCCCGCAGCGACTCGACGGCAAATCGCTTGGGGATCTGTTCGACGCACTCGTGGTGGGGCCTTCGACCGCGGATCTCATCGAGGCGGGGCACTTGTCGCGATTCCGGTATTTTGCTCCCGACACTCCAGACATGTCGAGCGTCCGCAAATCGCTCGGGGACTTTACGCGGGGCGAGGCGTCCGCCATGGTGGACACCGGGGCGATCACCGGCAACATCGTGACGCATTGGAAAAAATACGCGGCGGGGATGAGGACCGTTTGTTTCACGATCTCCCACGCGCACTCGGATCATCTCGTGTCCGCGTTTCGGGCCGCTGGCATCACCGCGGATTCGATCTCGTCGGAGACGGCCTCGCACGAGCGCAGGCGGCTGATTCGAGCGTTCGCCGACGGCGAAATCTCGATCCTCTGCAATGTCGAGCTCATCACGACAGGATTCGATCTCGCGGCGCAGGTCGGGCGCGATGTCACTGTCGAGGCGATCATCATGGCCCGCCCCACGATGTCGCTCGCTTTGTATTTACAGATGGTAGGCCGGGCTCTGCGAAGGAAGCCTAATCCGGCCATCATCCTCGACCACGTCGGAAATTCGTCGCGGCACGGGTTCCCTGATGAGATTAGGGAATGGTCGCTCGACGGCGACAGTAAATCGAAGGCGAAGAAAAAAACGCAGCCGCCGGTAACGTGCCCGAAGTGCTACTGCCAGTGCGCTCGCCCACTGCCGGAGTGCTGTCCGCATTGCGACATGGAGTGGCCTGAGTCCGAGCTGCGCGCAATCGAGGTCAACGAGGACGCCGAGCTCGTTGAGGTCACCGAGGCCGAGCGGCGAGTCGTTGCGGCGCACAAGCGACGAGAAGAGGGAGCCTGCAAAACACTTGAGGAATTTCAGGCGCTGGGGCAGTCTCGTGGATACAAACCGGGCTGGGCCGCTCACCGCTGGGCGGCCAGACAAGGAAAAACGAAATGATGGAAATGACCTACAAATTTACCGATGGCGTGATCGTCGAAGGGTATATCAGCGCCATGATTGAATCGAACTCATGGATTTCGTACAGGCCCGAGAGGACAGCCAATGTCACGCATTGGCGCAATGGTAGGATGTCGATTGATGGGCTCATTTTCTCGCCGGAAATGCACGGCGTGCCAACGCAAACCGTGACTAAGAATGCTCAATGGATTGCAGATTTTGCTCTAAACCATGGCATAAAGGTTTTCATCGGGCCGCCTTCTGGAAAAATGCACATTGCACGCATTGAAAACGCTCCGTTTGTTGGGTGCGACCTTCGTATCCACCTTCAACATGTTATGCTGCCGACATCGTTCAAAGTGATAACGAAATGATAAGCGAAGAAATAAAGAAAATCATAGCTGAAGAGCATCGAATCGCCAAGGTGATTGAGAATGGGACAAATACATACGCGGAGCTGTCAAGTCTTAATCGATTGTTTGACATGTTCATCCTACGATTGAAGTCAGACGACTACGAATGTAGCATTGAACTCAGGGCATTGATCCGCACAGCCATGCGATTCGGCTCGATGGGGCATAACATGCGTCGCATAGGCCTAAGAACGACGATGGAGTGAGGCGAAATGATAAGCGAAGAAATGAAACAAATCCTAGATAGAGAATCGAAGTTACGCGAAAAAGTAATCGCAGGGGAAATAGTCGCAAACATGGAGAGCGAGATGATTTCGATTCTTGAGCAATTCAGGAATCAGGCGAAATTAGAGAACGATGAGATCAAGACGCTCATCGATGTGGTGTTTCGATTCGGCCAAGCTCATGCCGCATTGCGCATGATGGCGACTAGTGTGCCGCAGGGGATAAATTGAGATGAAAATACCTGAACTCTTGGGACGAGAATCAAACCGCGACAAAACCGAAGCCGAGCTTCAGGACGACATCCGCAATGCGCTTGCGGCCGTTCCGGGGTGCATGATTTTCCGCGCCAATGTCATCGGCGAGGCGTATTGTGGCAAAGTCGTGAATCGAGGCCATGGCACCGTAATCATCAGCGAGGCAAGGCGCGTCACGTCTGGGCTGCCAGCAGGGTTCGCAGATCTGTTCGGGCTGTATCGCGGGCGATTCGTGGCGATTGAAGTGAAGTCCAGGCGCGGCGTAGCATCGGCGTCTCAACAGGCATTCATCGCGTCGGTGCGGCGCAATGGGGGCCTTGCTGGCATCGCTCGGAGCGTCGCGGATGCGATGGCGATTTTGGGGGTGGAAGGATGAATCTCTTCCCCAACATCATCACCAACGACGAGCGCCTTGAAGAGTTTGAGGTTAATTACACGCCGATTGGCGTTGTGCGGCAAGGGTTGCAGTTTTTCAAGGATCGCCACCACGGATTTGAAGTTCGCCGTTTTCTCGACCCGAGCGCGGGTCAAGGCGTCTACTGCAAGGTCGTGCGCGAGCTTTGGCCCAATGCCCATATTACCGCCGTGGAGCCGCGGGAGGAGGAGCGCGAGGGCTTGTTGGAGGTGGCCGACGCGGTGATTGTCGACATGTTCGACGTGCTGCATTTTGAAGATGGCTTCGACCTCATTGCCACGAACCCGCCATTTAAGCGGGCGAAGGAGTGGGTATCAGACATATGCGAGGCTAATCTTGCTGCCTTCCTTTTGCTTCTGAATACGGTGCAGGCGTTTCAGAGATCTGTTGGCGGTGTCAATCTTATGAGGGAATTTACGCCGATAGAAGAGTTTAGGGTTGCCCAAGGCGTAAGATGCAAGCATGGAAGTAGTGGAGATAAAGTTTCATACAGTCATTGGCTTTGGGATGTTGCAACTGCTAGAATTGCACCGAAGTTAAGTTCGAAGGATGCGCCTTCGTGGCAATCGTATCAGCTTCCACTTTTGAGCGCAGGAGAGAGGAAGAATTGATGCCACATGCTGATTTTCTTGGAAAGGTGGAAGAATGAACGATAAAGACGAAATCAGGAAGCTAAAATCGGAGGTGAAGCGGCTAAGTCGCTCTCAGTGGGCGATGTTGCTGACAGGGATATTACTGGGGTTGGCGCTTTGAGGAGGGACTGCAAATGAACAACGAAGAAATCGTCGGAAAATTGTACATCGAAAACGCAGAGCTTCGCGCTACGATCGCGGAGCAAAACATCAGGATCGCTGCGGCAAACGAAGATCTCGACAAATGGGCGGCAGAGGTCGATATGCTGCGGCGGCAGCTCAAGCAGGCGGAGGATGATCTTGCGGAGCAATCCGTTTGGAAGGCGAACTATTTGGCTGCGAATAAGAATCTGGAGACGCTTATTAAGCGATTTGACGCGTTGCAGGCGGAGTTCAAGTCTGAGGCCGACATGCTGCGAAGGCAGCTCGAGGAATCGAGGCTTGAGTGCGCTGAAACGATTGAGTGCTATGAGAAGCGCCACTACACGAAGCTCATGAACGAGTTCATGATTTCACGCGCTAAGGCACTACGGGAGATGTGCAAATGAAAATCACAATGGCAAAAGCGGTAGGACAAATGTCGTCAACGGTCGTCTATGAGGGCGATCTCGAACAGATCGCCAAGGCGATAGAGATCGTCGAGGAGTCGAATCCGTTGACAAATGCACAGGTAAAAGACGCACTGGCCAAGGCCAAGCAATGCTCCGAGGCCGCTCAGGATTTCGAGAAAAAATTCAAAGCAGAGAAGGCCAGGAGCGAGCAGCTGCGCCAGCGGCTCGGGAGGATCGGGAGGACTCTCGACATCGTGGCCTCGACCAGGGGTTATCCGACTGGCGACTAAACGTCCACCATCCTGGACGGTCTACACCTACACGGCTGCCGGCGAGCGTGTGCGCGATTCAGTGCACGCGCTTCGAACGGCGGCCGTCGTCGTTGCAGCTCTTCGTCCTGAGGAGCGGACTGAGGTCGTCGGCGACAGTGGCGATGTCTGGCCGGTGAAGTTCACGCGCAGGGTGTTGACTCGGGCAGCGGATGTCGAAATAATCTAAGACATGCACGAGCGCAATGCGAGGGTTCGCGAGATAATCGAGGACCGGGAGTGGACATCGTCCAAGGTCGCCGGGATTCTGGGCGTCAAAATTTCGACCGTAAATTCGTGGCGGGCCAACACGCGAAACGTGAGCCAGACCCACCTGGACATGCTGGAGCGCGCAGCCACGCGTGAACGCGAGGCGCTCGGAATATGAATCTGCCAGCGACAGCGCCAACCCTCGGCAGTGACATCGATCGCGCCAAAAAAACTCCCGTCGTCGATGTGTGCAGGCATCTCCTGCCCGACGGGCGACTCGAACGCGAGGAGTGGGTCGCCACGAACCCGACGCGTAGCGATGAGACGCCAGGGTCGTTCAAAATAAATATCGTCACCGGGAGATTCAGCGATTTTGCGGACCCGGGGCGAGGTGGCAACGACGTCGTCGCTCTCTGGCGCTACGTCCGGCAAAGCGGATCGATGCTCCAGGCGGCCCGCGAGCTCCTCTCTGAGATGGATGGATTTGTGCCAACGCCACCGAATCCCGCCCACGACCGCCCGCGCGTCGCCATGGCGATCATGCCGGTGCCCGATGACGCGCGGCAACTCTCGTCGGCCGACGTCCAGAATATTTTTCAGGGGCCGCGCAACGAGCTCGATGTCTGGAGATACCTCGACCAAAATAACAGACTTCTCGGCTTCACCTGCATTTTGCCGGCTAGCGAGGGTCGACCGCGCAAACAGGTGCTTCAGCACTGCTATTGCGAGATGAGCGACGGCCTCAAGAAGTGGACCTGGGGCGGACCTCAGGGCGAGCAGGCCCGTCCGCTATTTCGGCTCGAACACCTTGGGAGCGCCAGCAAAGTCATCCTCGTCGAGGGCGAACGCAAGGCCCACCTCGGGCAGACGTTCTTTCCCACGTCGACGGCCGTGCTCGGATGGTGGGGCGGCTCGAACTCGGCGCAGTATGTCGACCTTAAGCCGTTGTCCGGTAAAACGGTCATCCTCTTCCCCGACCACGACGCCCAGAAAAACGCATCGGGGGAACTGCGACCATACGACACGCAGCCCGGCGTCAAAGCCATGCACACGATCGGCAGGCGGCTCCTGGAGCTCGGGTGCACCGTTTGGATGGTTGATTATTCAATGGGCGAAATGCCCTCAGGGTGGGACCTCGGCGACGCCTTCGATGAGGGGTGGACCCGCGAGCAGGTGCAAAATTATATCATGTCCCACCGCCGCGATTTTTCGAAGCCGTCCGCGACCCCACCGTCGAACAAGGAAACGAGGGACGCACTTTGGAACACGAAAAAGCCATATCAAAACATCAATCCTGAAGAGTTCCCATTCGTGCTGTCGACCGAGAAGACGGCACGCATTTTCGATATGTGGCAAAACATCGACAGGATGCTGCATATTTACGGAATCTCTATTCGATATAATTTAATGACCAAAGAATCGGAGTGCAGCTTCGGCGATGCGACGGCGGCCGACCAGATCTATTCGATGTGCAACAACCTTCGAATCCCGGTCAAGGGCCTCGACAAACACCTGAACGTAATATGTCGCCAACACTCGTTTCACCCGGTCAAACACTGGATCGACAGCGCGAAATGGGATGGAGTCAATCGCATCGAAGCCATCGTCGAGACCATCGAGTGCCAACCGATGATGAAAATCATGGCACGCCAGCTGCTGATCCGGTGGATGGTATCAGCCATCGCCCTCGTGTACCGCGAACGCATGGGGGCCCGCGGTACTGACCCGAGCGCCCATGGGGTGCTGACCTTTGCCGGCAAGGGTGGTGGTGGCAAAACCTCATGGATTCAAACGCTCGCCCCCGGCAATATGGTGACGACCGGCTCAACCGTCCAAGTCGGCAACAAGGACTCCGAAATTATTGTTCTCAAGTCCTGGATAACGGAGCTTGGCGAGCTCGGGGCGACGTTTCGAAAGTCAGACATGGACAACATTAAATCCTGGCTCACGCGCTCAAGCGACACGATTCGCGTGCCCTATGGCCGCGTATTCGAGAAAATGGCACGTCAAACCGTTTTTGCCTCGTCGGTCAACGACCACGACTTTCTCGTCGACAAAACCGGAAACCGTCGTTGGTGGGTGATTCAGGCCGACCGCCTGCACTACGACCACGATGTGAATATGCAGCAACTTTGGGCGCAAATTCTCGTGATGTATCGAGCCGGCGAACAGTGGCACCTGAATCCAGACGAATTTGAAGCGCTCGAAATGAGCAATGCGAATCACATGCAGCCAAGCCCCATCGAGCACATTCTGCTCAGCGGCCTCGACTGGAATCGCCACGTCGGACTCGGCGAATGGAGCTGGCGCACCGCTGGAGACGTTCTGCGGCTGGTCACGAGGGGCAAGCCCAGCATCGGAGAGTGTAGAGACGCAGGCGCGTGGCTACGAGATTACGGGTGCAAGAATAAGGTGTCCGGACGAAATACACTATTCTATGTGCCAATTGGAGCCGGAAGCACTTAGCGAAATCGCAAGCATAGGAGGCCGGCAGGTGTCAACCCCTGTCGGCCTTTTTTTGCGCGCTAGGCAACCGATTTCATCATCCCCGTCTATCCCCATCCCCATCCAATTATCCCCGAATCGGCGCCATAGTCGCGGTTAAAATTGTTAGATACATTAACATGCTACTTTTGAATACAATGTAAGTAGCGGAATCGGCGGCGTCTATCCCCGGGTTCCCCGGGCTATCCCCGGATTTTAGAAGGCCGTGGAACATTATATAGCCTGCCGTGAAACAACTTTTACCGGGGAACCCGGGGATTATGGGGAGAAAATAGGCACTTAGGTTTTGCATGGTCTATTGTGAGGTAGCTTAACTTGATCGAAATAAACTAATATGGAGATTTCCCTGGGATCCCCGGATTTGGAATTTAATGAAGGCATATCTCCCATCGTGCTGGTAGTTAGATGGGTGCTACGTTGACCGGGGATTCAATAAATCATCCCCACATTCCAGCGCGCTCGGCGCCGAAAATAGTTGCGGCGAGTTCGCACCTCATGCGATAGTCCCGCCGCGTCGGGATGGTGTAGCATCAGCGCGATGCTAGCTGAGTACATCCAGTTCCGGGCCAGATATTTAGCCGCCCATGTTCACACGATCCCCGTCGAGGAGCGCACCATCGCCGGCCTGGCGCGTCGGATGGGCCTCTCCTATAGCGACCTACGTAGTCGGCTCACGAGATCGCCAGCGCCGGGCCTGTCGCTCCAGGCGATGGAGTCACTCGCTGCAGGCCTCCGGGTGTCGGTACTCGATCTAGTGGTCGGCTTCGAGCGATGGCGCGACATCCGCGTAGCCGAGGCCGCCGCCGCACACGCGGCCGATGCTAGGCTTGCGTCGGGCCGCTAGGTGTGGTGTACTCCATTCGCCGGGCCGACGAGGCATCCATCGAAAGCGAAAACCATGACCACGATCTATGTCGACTACGATGTTCCCAGTGCCGCCTTTACTCGCATTGAATCCCTTGCGCTCAACCGTTTCGAGCGCAATCTGAATTGGAACGGCGCCACCATTTTGGTGCGGCGAGGCGAGTACACATATATAGATGCCGCCCACAGAAAGCGAAGAAAAATGAACGAATCCGAATACTCACAAGAACTCATCAATGCAGTCGTCGACCACGCTCGGCCAATGACAGGAGGGCAGTCATGGCAGTGGTCCCAAATTGTGGAGCTCGTCCGCGAAGAAGTGAGCGAGGATGTAGATGCTCCGCAACGCGTTGCCGATGAGATCCGCGAGGCGAATGGATTCACACCACTCCCCACCGAATAATAGGTCGAAACGCCTGCGGGCGTCTGCACTTCAGGAGTGCACTGAGGAGACCACCATGACCACCGAGATCTACACTGCATCATTTTCCGTTGGAGCACGCACAGAAATCTATGAGTACGCCGTCAAGGCGAGTTCGTTCGACGAGGCCTTTGGTCTCGCCCTCAAAAAGAAAAACAAGAAAAATCCACTCGTCAAGAAATGGAATACATGCGGCATCCGCTGCAAGAGTGAGGGTGGAAAGGTTTGGGATTCAGATTCAAAAAGACTGATGGCTGACTATTAGGCCGAAACCTAGCGCCTAGGCGCGACGGTCTGCCCGTGATGCGGGCGCTGAAGAGGCTATTATGAAAATTAGAAAGGTGAGGCAAACACTAGTTGCAACGCTATCCCGTGAGGATAGCAGATTCTTTGAGGTGCACCGACAGGACGCCGGATGCACATCAGAGCAGAGAGAGAGGTGGCTCGCTATGCAGGACTCGCTTCGAGCCGCTGCCGAGAAGCGCAAGCTCCTCACTGTCGAAGTTTACGCCGCCAAGCGATATGGCGGACATCAAGTGGCAGAGATCGATGTGTAGTCCTATCCCCTCACCACACCCCGCCCGCACCGGCTCATTTATTGAGTGTTCGGGCGGGCTTGGGGCGTTGAGGCCGTCCAGTAAGGTGGACGAAGATGATATGGACACTGAAAATAGAAATCCATTAGCATTCAGCACCACCCTCGCACCAAGAGGGACACTATTGGACTGTGACCTCTCACCGTGCTGGCATCGCCGCACCCACCACGCCGAACCTGAGCCCCATGCTCCTCATCGCCGCAGTGTCTCGACCAGTGTGCGCTACGGTCTAGTGGAGAGCTGGTGCCCTGGCCACGGCGATCTAGCCGGGCGCTGCTGGGAGACGCCAGATCCGGGATGTCTTTCATGGGTCGACCCACGGCCTGGATCGCTCGTTGTGATGCATCGGTGCACCGATGCATCATGGCAGCCACGCGGCGGGCTCACCTGCCACGTCGTCACAGGGTCATTCTCGTAGGCCCCAGGCCCAGTCCCGTGCAAGCCGGGACCGCTTTCGAGCGCGGCGCCGATCACTTTTTATGTACATTTTATGTACACGGAGAATTTTAGCGTTAGGATTTCGAAATGAACATCAAGGAAATTGAAGTTGAAGTGCAAATCAAACGTGAAGACGTCAACGAGGGCATTCGCCGAGCCATCGACGAGTGGGTGCGAATGGTTCTCGAAAATTCCGGGGACCGCCGCCAGATTCGAGGTCGTCGTCGACGTCGGGCTCGACGGCTCAAGGCGAAGGGCGTAACACCATGACCTGCCCCCATTGCCGTGCTCGACAGTCGCTCGAATCGTGGGTGCTGGTGTTTGCGCTAGCCATCGCCACCGTGGTCGTGGTACTCTCAGCACTGTGAGCATTTCCGGCTGTGGCCGGCTCCATTGAAGCGCTCTCGCTGAACCATCCGCCGCTCGGGCATAGTGCTCGGGCGGCGTCCTTTTTAACGGACGCTACACGAGCGGCGGTTGCGGCGTATTCGCGGCGGTGGTAGCGTTGATTCGTGCCGTTTCCGACCGATGGCCCGTTTGTTGCCGGCAACCTCACATGGGACAGCGTCCTCGATGCGGCCGTGCCTGGATTCCCGGGCAAGACGTTTCGCATCATGCTGGACGACCTCAAGGTCGACACTGGCGGAATTATTTCTCCGGACGATGTCCCCACGAAGGTTGGGGCAGTTTACGGGAATACTGTAGACACGTTCATGCGGGTCGCGTGGCCGGTGATTGCCAATATCATTGCAGGTGGTTCTGGCACTTCAATTATCAGCCCGACAGCATTCGCGGGCGACGTAGATGATTACAATCCTACCGGGTGGGGCACGGCAACACATGTCCGGCTAGACCCTGGTGGTGCAAATCGGACGGTGTTTGGCTTCGTTGCCGGAGCTGTAGTCACTAAATTTATAACGAACATTTCCGACACGTACGAGATTACTATCCACAACGGCGCAAGCGGTTCATCTGCGTCGGCATCGTGGATATTGTGTCCGGACGAGAAGGACTTCGTGCTCGCGCCACTTGCTGGCGCGATTCTGTTTTACGATACGGCTTCGTCGAGGAACAAAATCATCGCTTTGCCGCGTGGGATTGTCGGAGCCACCGGAGCAACGGACAACGCTCTGGTTCGAGCCGACGGAACAAGCACTGACGCGATTCAGGGCAGTGTTGCCACGCTGTCGGACATTGGATTTTTGAACGGGCTTACGCGCGTAGGTCTAAGCGCTAACACAAGCGTCGATGGACTCACCGCCGTTGGCTCGGGGCATACGCTAAACGGCCTCGATGGGGCAAAGTTCATTGACCTACTGCCAATTACTGGAGAAGCCCTTAGAAACACTACATACACGGCGCTAAATATTGAGCCATCGTCTGGAGCTGCCGCTGGTGCTGGGTGCATAGCTGGGCTCGTCTTGTCCGACGACATCAATGTGATGAAAGAGGCTGGCGTCGTAGCGGTTGGCGGCGTGGATGTTGCGCGCCAAACCGTTGGGTCGCTAGCCAACGCCGTTCAAATTTTAGTGGACCCAGCCGCGGTCGATGAAACGACTGCGCTGTCCAGTGGTGGCGGGGGCAATGTTGCGGTTTGGGCGACGACGTCCGACCATGTCTACATCGGAGCTGCCGCCCCGTTCTCACGCATCGCACTGGGCTTCGACGTCAAACCTGGCGGCGAGGGACTCGATTTATCGGTGAGTTTTTCGACTGGGGTCGGGACGTGGACAGTGTGCACATCGCTCACATTCGTTGTCGACTCGAATCGCCTGAACATCATGTTCGATCCGTCCGACTTCGTTGGACACGCTGTAGGAACATCCGGGCATTACTGGATTCGTCTCACGCGTAACAATGCATCGGCGCTGGCGGATGGGTCGACGCTCGACAGCGTTCGAGTTGCGGATGGTGGTACGTATTACTGGGACAAATTAGGGCGCGCTAAGTTTTCAGCGCTCGGCCTGGTGCCGCAATCGGCGAACCCTTCCATCATTGCCGGCAGCTCGATCTGGCTCGATGAATCCGATGCGCGAATGAAGCAGGGTTCGGAGACTCTGGCGTACCTATCGGAGATCGGTGGGGGAGGCTCTGGCGACGTCGTCGGTCCAGCTGGAGCGACAGATAACGCGGTAGCTCGATTCGATTCGACGACTGGTAAGCTCCTACAAAACTCAGTAATCATCGCCACGGACGCGGGGGCGCTGTCTGGAATTACGACGATCAACGCTTCGGGCGCGGTGACGGCCTCGAACGTGTCGGGCAACAACACCGGCGACCAGACCATTACGCTCACGAGCGACGTCACTGGATCCGGAACTGGATCATTTGCGGCGACAATCGCCAATGATGCTGTGACCTACGCAAAAATACAAAATGTTTCGGCGGCCTCGAAGCTGTTGGGGCGCGGTGACTCTGGCTCGGGCGACGTGCAGGAGATTACGCTCGGCACAAATCTCTCGATGAGCGGGACGACGCTCAACGCATCGGGAAGCTCTCCGAGCTACTCAATCATTTCTCCGACTTCGATTGGCGCGAATCAAAACAACTACGCGCCGACGAGCTGGTCGACGGCTGACATTGTGCGGCTCACGGCGTCCGGTGATTTTGACATCACCGGATTCGACGCGACGGCATCAACGCCTCGCAAGCTACTTTGGAATGTCGACACGGCCAACACATTCACGCTCAAAGACGAATCCGCGTCGTCCACCGCGGCGAATCGCATTCAGTGCCCGTATGGCACCGACTTGAAGATCCCTCC